GGTGTGAACCGCACGACTGCGAAGAGTAGGTAATCCTTTCTCTTGCAGTGTGGTCGTTAGATCGACTATGCGTGCTTATCTGAGCGCTGCTTGGATGAGGTAAGAGAATGGATTCCCCCATGGCAGCATTGTTTGGCTGTCGTAGAATCTTCCTTCTACCTTGGGGAGGCATGGCAGTAATGCCATGCGAAATGGTAACCATTAGGCCTACCCGGCCTTTTGGGGGAGGAACAAGTAGATCCCTTAGTGATAAGGGATCCAACAATGAAGGATCCGCAAGGGAGTAACCTTGCCTCCAGTTAGACCCGAAAGGGAGACTGGAGGGAGCGACCCAAGGTCGTTCCTCGAAAGAGCAGGGGATTCTGGTTAAAGCTTAGCCAGATCCTTCCATCTAGGTAACTAGAACTCTACGGCATCGGATCCCAAACAATGTCTGGGGTCCTCTTCCAGTAAAAGAGCCAACAACGAAGTTGTCTATAGTGATATAGATGGAATTCGGTCGTCGATCGAAGAAAACTAGGAGCAATCCTAGGGGGCTCCGTTGAGCTTGATATTGGGAAGAGTAACCCTAACCGGGAACCGTCCCGGGAGCGTGCTAACGCGACCTGCAGCCCACCCTTCCCAGGAGGGAGTGGTAAACTGAAGAGTTAAAGCGGCCAAAAAAGCTTCACTATTAAAAAAATAATGAAATGCGAAACATCAGAACCCTTTATGGGCGCCTGGTGCCGCACACTTTAACTTGGTCCTTCTGTGTAAAAGCAGAAGTAAAACTAGCGGGAATGCTCATTCGAGTGATCCCGTTAGTCTTTGGGCAATTAAGCAGCTCTTTGGTGAAGGTTACTTGGGGATACGCCAAGAACGTTAGACGTATTTTACGAACCCGAGGTTCTAAGGGACTAGCGGTTTACCTGAAGGCCTGCCATGTGCTGTTACAGCAGGTGGCAGGAGGGATGGTGGCCAAAAGCCCTTGGGATCTTGGCGCGAACGTGTCTCGGACTCGTTCGGGGATTCCACGGATCATCAATCCGCAACATCGTGCCCTTATCGCTAAGGGTGATGTAAAAATCATTGGTTTTTGGATGTCCCTCTTTGGGCTCTATCGGGTGATAGAGTTCAAAGGTGCTCTGAAGATCAACACGATCACGAAACCGGGGATTGATATCTCCAAGTTTCGTGAGGGTTGGGTCCTGTGGATACCCGACTTCTATCGGCGTCTTCGGTTAACTACCAAAGACGACCTGAAGTTGGATCCTTCTAAGACTCTAGATCCGCGTTTGATTCCACTGATACGGAAAGCTTCCCCGAATTCGGGGGGCTTCGCCTCAGTAATGGGGCTTCCGTGGGATATCGCAGCCTTTGGCGCGGATCCTGAGATGAAGCGGGCGCTACTGCGCTGGCTGAATCTCGTCGATGGTCTCGAATTGAGCTGGGCGCTTAAGAGCTTCTGGAAACTCTTTCACCGGCAGGCTGTTGCCTGCTGGCGGAATAGGGACTGGAGCTCTTATGCGCTCGGAGAGGGAGGGCAACGGACTCCTCTAACCCTTGCGGCACGTGGTTCGCCACTTCGGTGGCTATCTTGGTCGACTAGACCTGATAAGTACTCGGAAGAGTTACTGAGTCACTACCTCAGGGTCAAGTGGGGGAAACCGTTGTCTTTCGGGCGGCTAGGATTTAAGGAGGAACCAGGTAAGATCCGAGTCTTTGCCATGGTGTCGCTCATAACCCAGACGCTCATGCACCCGTTACATGAGTGGATATTCTCGAAGTTGAGAAAGATCTCGACGGACGGAACGTTTGACCAAGGTCGACCGGTGGTCAACCTTATCAAGCGGTTCAAAGAAAGCGGCGAATTCGTCGCTTCCTATGATCTATCGGCGGCTACAGACAGGTTACCGCTGCAATTGCAAGTGGACCTGCTTGTACCGCTTTTGGGAGCTGAGCTAAGTGCCCTGTGGGCTTTTCTATTGGTCGGAAGACCGTATAGATTGCCTAGGATAGCGAAAAGCTACAACCTGGGGTTCGATAGTGTGAAATACGCTGTCGGACAGCCTATGGGTGCATTGTCATCGTGGGCGATGCTCGCCTTGACGCATCATGCACTCGTACAATACGCAGCTTCGAAAGCGCACCCTAACAACCTAGGTTGGTTTGTTAGGTATGCAGTTCTCG